CGCGATGTATACCGGATTCAACGCCACATCAACGTACATCCTCGGCGATGATGCGTATCGTCAATTGATCTTAGCGAAGGCGTTCGCGAATATCTGCGCGACGACGGCGCCGGCCATCAACACGATTTTGCAAAATCTCTACGGCCCCGGCACCGCGTGGGTGCTCAACACGGGAACCATGGCCATTTCGTACAATTTGAATTTCAAACCCTCTGCGATTCAGCTTGCGATTCTCGAACAGTCGGGCGTAATTCCGACGCCCCCGGGCGTTTCAGTGACAATCGTAGTCCCGCCATAGTAGGATATCTGCCATGCCAAGCACTCTCGTTACTCCGTTGTTGATTTCCACCCCGTGGGGCGTGGGCGCGGCGAATCCGACGTATATAAAATTACCGATTCCCGTACCGTCACAGATTTCTCTGACGGTCAATTCCGCATCGTTTACGGACGGATTCCCGCCGAGCACTATGACGCCTGAAGCGTCCGGCGGCCTGCCATTCTTCGGGCAGGAAATGAATGGCATTTTATGGATGATAACGGCGTACTGCGCGAACTTCGCTGCAGGCGCGCTGCCGCAGTACAACGCCACGCTGTCAGCGGATATTTCCGGGTACCCGCTCGGCGTTGTCCTCGTGAATTCCAACGGCGACGGCCTATGGATAAATCAAGTCAGCGGCAACGTGACCGATCCAGATACAGGTGGCGCAGGTTGGTCCCCCGTGGCTGGCGTTGGCGTAACCACGGTTGCACTATCTAGCAGCAACGTTACGCTCACGGCTTTGCAGTCGGCACTTCCGTTTATCCATGTGTCGGGAACTTTGACGGGTAACGTCAATGTTATATTTCCGACTAATACCGGGCAATCCTGGATCGTCGCGAATGATTGTGGCGGGGCATTTACGGTTACGTGCAAAACCGCGAGCGGCACGGGTATCTCGGTACCTGCTACGGGATTTACGGCACCTACATCGATTTACTGCGATGGCTCGAACATACAGAATACGGGAGTTAGTACGGCCGGCCTCGCGCCGATTAATTCGCCCGCGCTGACAGGCACGCCGACGGCGCCCACTGCATCGCCCGCGACCACGAACACGACGCAGATTGCCACGACGGCGTTCGTTCAGGCAGCGATCACGGCAGCGCTCAGCATTTACGCCAAACTGGCCTCGCCGATTTTCTCAGGCACGCCTACGGTACCGACTGCCGCGCCCGGCACGAATACCTTACAGGCGGCGTCTACGGCATTTGTTCAGGCGGCGATCGCTGCAGCCACCGCGACTATTGTCAAAGGTGGCCAGACGCCGACGGCGTCAGGAGGGGCAAATTCGTTTACGTTCCCGACGCCTTTTCCGACGGCATGCACCTCCGTCGTGATTACGCCCGTGTCGAATAGCGCGAGTTTCGCTATTACCGGGTACACTCGATTCGGGTTTACGTGGAATACCGGCGCGACCGTTCCTTACACTTATGTGGCTACCGGAACATGAGCGACGAATTGTCAGACCTGCGCGAACAAGTCGCGGTATTACGCGAGGGCCGCGCCGCTCACGCCGAGCAAATCAATGCGATCGCCACGCGCGTTGATTCAATCGCGGATGACGTCAAGACGATTCTTGGGTACATGGAACGCACGAAGGGATCTTGGAAAACCTTAGTCGCGTTGGGCGGCGTTGTCGGCGCGATAGTCGAGGCCGGTCACTGGGCCGTAGGTTGGCTGCATGCTACTCATTGATTTCGTGATGGCCCGCGAGGGCTGCCAGCACGACAACCATGACGGCACGGTTACGGCCTATTGGGACGCCGCCGGCAAGGTGTGGACGATCGGGTGGGGAACAACCGGCCCCGAGGTCCTGCAGGGCACCGCGTGGCCCGTAGACCGCTGCAAGGCCGCCCTTGTGTCCAAACTCGACAAAGCCCGCGGGGCCGTCTGTGTCTTGAGCCCGCCCCGCGTGAATTGGCCGGCCGGGGCCTTGGACGCCCTAACGGATTTTGTGTACAACGAGGGGTCGGGCAACTACCAAGGGTCAACCGTCCGCAAATGCGTTTTGGCCGGCGATTGGGAGGGCGTCAAGGCTCACCTACTCGATTGGGAGTTTGCCGGCGGAAAGCGCCTCGGTGGGCTCATTACGCGCCGCGAGGGCGAGGCGGCTATGATTGGCGACCCGCCTACGGTATAATCCGCCACGCCAATCAGTCTGGAGAATTTCACCGTGTCAAGTAACAACCCGTTCGAGAACGTCAAAGCTGGCGTTGAAAAGATCGCCCCGGTCATCAAGGCCGATGCCGCGACCGTCAAGGCAGACGCAAACAAAGTCATTGCCGAATTGTCCGCAGTCGCGGGCGACGCTACTACGGTCGATAACGCCGCGGTCGCGTACGTCAAGGCCAACCCGAAAAAGATCGTGGCCGCAGTCGTCAGCATCGTCGGGGCGGTCCTGTCGCATTACGTGTGGAAAATCCTATAGCAGTAGGTCAAACCCGCGATTTACGTGATTGGCTAGTAATGACACTAGTATCTTTCGCGTGGATTGCGGCAACTGTTTTTATTTTCCTTCATCCAACCGACTCAAATTTTGTTACTTGGGCGGGGTTTGCTTTGACCACGACGGGCTGTTATCATTGGCTTGTCATCCGTGATTCAAAACAGCCTGATGCCTAAAACTCTAGAAGAACGTAACGCGTACCAGCGGGAATACCGTAAGAAAAATAAAGATAAGGTCAATGGTATTAACCGTCGATACCGGGCACGTAATAAGTTGAAAGCGCGGTCATGGGAACGAAAATACCGCCATCAACATTTGCCCGAGCCCACGAGGGCCGCCCCGGACAACTGCGAAATATGCGGCGGAAAAAGCCGAAAAGACCACGCATTAGCCCTTGACCATGTAACCGGAAAATTCCGGGGATGGCTATGCGGAGCGTGTAACTTAGGCATCGGTAAATTAGGCGATTCTGTTGACTCGCTTCGAAAAGCATTAGAATACTTAGTGAGAAATTCATGACTGCACTACTCGCCCTGATTCCCCCGCGCGCCTACCTGTACGGTGCCATCGTTATCGTGCTTGCCGTCGCGTTCGGCGGATACACGATTCACGAACGCGGCGTGGAACACGCGAAGGACGTAGCCGCTGCCGCGAAAGTCGTAGCCAAGGATAACGCGGCCATCGCCGCTGATGACGCCCACGCCCAAACCACGGAGACTCAAATTGCGCTCATTTACAAGCAAGCTGTTGCGATTCCTGCCATTGCTGACATTGGCATCGTGTGCCAGCGCCCCGCCCGTAGTGTTCCACTGCCCGCGGCCGGCGCCGTCGCAGCAATCTCAACTGGAAACGGTCAAGCCGACAGTGGAGGCGGACATGCGCAAGGAACTTACGACCCCTCAGGATATATTCTGACGCGATCGCACGAAGCGGACGCGCAGATTATTTACCTACAGGGGCGTATCGCTGAGCTCGAAAAGCAAATGGACGACGCGCCTTAGCTACACATTCGAATCGGCGTAAATATTCTACCGCTCGCATGAGACCGGCAAGATTGTCCCCTAATTTGCCGATAGCGCTATTGCAAGAGTAACAAAGCCATCCGCGGAATTTTCCGGTCGGGTGATCGTGGTCAAGGCTAAAACTGCGCGCCGGATTACGGTTACGTTTGCAGCACTCGCAATTTGTCGGTTCGGGGCGTGTCGGTTCGGGCAGTCCCATTTTGCGCCGCCTATGTTCACGATTTTGTAATTTTTTTTGCTCTCCTTTTTCGGCTTTGTATTTCGCATTATATGCAGCCGTGTAGGCGCGTCCTTCGGGACTTGCTCGCCACGCCCGTTGTCGTTCGTTTAATTTTTCCCTATTGCGACGCTGATGCTCTGCACGCCAATCTTTATGCTCGGGCGTCAGCCGATGTTGTCTAGCCTTTAACGCTCTAACTCCATTTGCCGTAACGGGGGCCGCGCCATCCTCCGCGGGCGAATATTGGCCAGCCTTTTGCGTACGTCGGTAAATCATTCATGCATGCCTCTACTTGTTCAACGGTGACATTTTTACACACTTCCGATTCTATAACAAGCTCGTCATAGGTATGCATTACTATGTCAAGTTGCTCAGCGGCGCAGTTCTCCATGCCGTGCATTTGAATGTCACGGGCCGTACCGCCGGTCGCATTCTGCGTGAGTACGCCGCCGTACAAGTCCATTTGAATCCACGCAGGCGGCCCCTTGTCCGGATTCGTGTTCCAGCCCCAATACGACAGGGCGAGCTCCCACGGGCTTGCATATGGCCGCGTGGCCGGCGTCAGTCGCGGCTTGTGGTAGCGGATGAATCGGCCGCTGGGCAGCTGCATGTACAGTGTGTCGTCGGCGCCGACTTGGAACGCGATCAGGCCGACCCGGTAACACTGCCCGGGATTCTGTACTGCAAGAATCGCTGCGCCCTCAAGGCCGTAGAGTTCCTGCCGTTCGCTCGGTTTGAATTTGTCGCGTGTTTGGCCGCCCCACAATTCGACCGTGGCC